TTCAGCAAGTAGACGATGGTGCCTGCAACTGCGCTTGGAAGCACAACGCTGTCAGCAGCCGTGCCCACAACCGTGACAACATTCACGCCGTTGACAAGAACTGGAGTAGAAGAAGAAAGGCCACCACCAGCAAGGGCTGTGATGCCGTAGTTTGTCTGCCACTGTGGAGTAGCCATAAGATTTTCAAGAGTATATCCGTCTTGAAGCGCGTAACCATTGGGAAGACGATCAGGTATAGCCATTTGAGTTACCTCGTTTGGTCGCTGTAAATGTTGTAGACACTCGGACGGACCAGATTATCCGGCATCACAAGGCTAGGTATTTGTGCATTCGCAGAACGGATCGTCTGGAGCGCATCTGCCGCCAGCCCTTCATATGTCGGATCTGGTGGAAGTCGGTATGCAGCGCGGGTGCGAACTACAAGATTGTAGTGGATAGCTGCAAGGTATTCGGGCGGAAATATGAAAGGGCTTGTTAGATTGTTGAATTCAGTCAACACATCTTTGAGCAAGATATGGACTTCGTAAAGGTTTGCTTGTGGGATCGGCCAAGGATAAATGCGCCCCAAAGGCCATGCGGAGTCATAGAATATGCATTGCGAGAATGACACTAATTGCTTGAGCGTAATTCTTGCATAATCCTCCATTGAGAAAAGGATCTGGAGCGGATAGTCCACCGCCTGTGTGCCGCTTCCGCCCGCCAGCATTCTGAAAAACGCGCTTTCGAGTTTGTCCGGGCGCGCTGCTACATTTATGTCACCGCCGGGGCCGACCGTATAGCTTTGGGCCCCAGTTGACACCACACTCTTGTCCACAAGGTGCCATACCAACCAGCGTTTCATCCGCCACTGAGCAATCATCATATTCAATCGCGTCAAGGCGTCATTAACATCTTCTGCCAGAAGCGACTGACCAACACCCAACACGCCAGCGTCTTTATAAGCAAGATTGATAATATCGAGCGCCGTAAATGTCGCCCCGCCGAAAGGTGTCGGATAAACAGGATCGACCGGCTGGACAGAGCAAGAGGCATTGCCGCCGGGGAGGGTAGCTGCAAGCGAGAAGCACGAAACCAACTGGGCCGAAGTCCAGCCAAATGTGGTCTGAGCCAAAAGCGCCAATTGATCTGTGATCGAAATACAAACCGCAGAATTAAACTGTATCCAAAGCGTGTCGTTTTTGTTTGCCGTTACAGCCTGCGACAGCAATTCCACATTGGCCTGTATGGCAATGGCCGCAAAGAACTGCTGCCTTGAAACCGCCGCCACAGTCGATGGCACAACCGTCGCGCCACAAGCTACATCTCCACCCGGAAGTGTCGCCGCGAGGGTGAAAAGCGAGTCAAGTTGGAGCTGCGTCCAGTTGAACGTGGTTCGCACCAACAGGGCAATATCATCTGTGGACGAAATGCACGTCGCGGAATTAAACTGGTTCCACGCGGTCGTATTTGGATTGGCCAAAACAGCCTGCGAAAATGTTTCCAAATTCGCCATATCCGCTATTGCGGAGAAGAATTGCTCGCGTGATACGGTTGCGGTCATGGGTTAAGACCTGTGTTGAGTGTCAGCAATGTGTCACTATCCCGTTTGTTATTACCATCGTTGATGTATTTACTGTGCCTGCCGAACAAGATACACCGACAGCTGCTCCAACATTTATTCCACTATTAAATATAGCGGTCCCATTTACGGTTAATGGAGAACTTATAAAAGAAGCAGTTGCCCCAAAGTAAGCAATGTTACTTCCGTTTCCATTATTATAATCTTGAATAACAACCGGAAAATTATTTTGCCCAGAACGTAAATTTATATTTCCATATTGCGAACCAAAAATAAGGGCTGTTCGATTAACCCCACCAGCATCAATACCATTAAACGCTATTTCTTGACTATCTACGCCGTTACCAACTGCTCTAGTTCCAAAATACGCTCCACGATAAACTTGTCCGTCTCTTGAAAATAAACAAGCGCCCCACTTTAATCCTGTCGTGGCGTTACACGTCCAAGCTACTGCTGACGAAGGTTGTATAGTGCCAGAAAGAAACGCGACTGATCCCGATACAATAGTCGAAGCATTTCTTGAGTCAAAATCAAACTCATTTTGCTCAGTAACATTTGTAATCCCTGCATCACCATTCCAAGTATTTATACCAAATAAATTTGCCCCATTTCCGCTGGCTCTAGCCACAAAAAACCCGGAAACGCAGCCACCTCTAGGTGAAATTCCAGTCCAATCTTTTGCACAATCTGAATATCCAGAAACTGCATTTGATTGAAGATTTGTAGCAGTTGTTGGCTCTATAACTGCCCCTACAAGAGCTTCAGTAGCATGATAACCGCCCCAAAATGATGAAAAGAATTGGCCTATATTTATATTTCCGACATTTGAAACAACATAATCATATTGCTGTGTGTTATCAAAAGCACCAGCATTTGTTACATTAATTATACTAGGAGTTAATGTCCAAGCACCCGCAGAACTTACAGTTCCTAAATTATACCAGTTCCCTTGAATATTCGCCCCAAAATTGTAAGGCGAGCCAGATGGTAAGGTAAATCCCCAAGTCATCTGGTTATAGGTTTGAGCGCAGGCACCATTTACCCACAACAATGCAACCAGCAAAGTTAAAAAGTTTTTGATACCTGCGATCATGTTAAGCGTCCTTTTTCAAAGAAGACACAGGAGTATTTGATGAAGGTTTAGGCTTTGCAGACTCAACAAGTTCCTTCTGTGCCTTCAACTCTGCAAGCTGAGTTTTCGCAAGTTCTAATTCTACAGCCTTGCGTTCCAACTCAGCCTGTAATTCATCTTCACGGGTCTTAAAGGCCCCCGGACCGCCTTTGGTGATGAAGTCGATTTCTTCTTTCGCATCTCCGACCAAGATCGGATCAGTTTTACCCTCATCTTTATATCCGACAACCTTCGGATATTCTTGAAATTTATATTCTGGAAATTCCATACTCTCATACACACCGAGATAAGGTTTAACTTTAGCCATTTACTTGCTCCTTACGAGTGAAGGGAGAGGGCACTTTGCCCTCTCCTTTTAGTGATTAGATGATGTCTGCGACAACAACCGCCCACTCAGGACGAACCCAGACATAACCATACAACACATCAAGACGTGTGATGAACTGGTCCGACTTAATGTCAAAACCTGTCACCATACGCATCGAAACGCCGTCCATACGCTCTCTTGCCGTTTCCTGCATGTTCTTTGGCAATTCCAAATCCGCCGTCGCCATCGTGACTGCATCTGGAATGAATGCAAGGTTCTTGCGATAAACGCTGCTTGCCAACGTCAGGGTCACAATCGCTGCACCGTTAGCAGGAGAAGCCGTAACCGTCTGATACTGAACCGTTGAACCGCCAGATGGTGGAACAATCGCAGGATAGATGGAGATGCTTGTCGCGCCCGCAGCAGCTGCTGCCGTTACAACGAACTGCTGCAACGAACCAACTGATACTTTGGTGATGCGGTTGACGGCGCTCACGCCAGCAAACGTGATGATGTCGCCTTGTGCAAGCGGGCCACCAAGAGCGTTTGTGGTGATGGTCGTGCCGGTCTGGTTTGCACCAGAAACCGTCATCGTGCCCGTGTATGCGCCGGTCGTGTGTTTGATAACCGTCTGGTCTTCGAACCAGTCGAAGCCAATCGCGTTATAAACTTCACCCTTGCGATACTGCTCAGAGATTTCCGTGGCTGGGTTCAACAGGCCAGAAAGGTTCTGGACCGTGCGAGCCATCGTGACAGGATCGAGGATGAACTTGCGGGAGTCCGTAGGCGCAGAGCGTAAGCTCAAGAGTGCTTTTGCATTCAAGAACGTCTCAAGCGTCGGACGGAGCAAGTTACCAGCAGCGTCAAAGTTACCAACAAGGTTGGAAACGCCGCCTTCAACACCTGACATCACGTCTGCAGCGACAGCGCCGACGAGGTTGTTTACAGCTGGCGCAAGGATGCGTTTGGAATAGTCGTCCAAAGACATCGTGCGTTCAACGCTGTTAAACGAAACGTCAACGCCTTTTTGGGTGGCGAGGGTCAGCGTGGTGCTGGTTTCCGCCGTATCTTGGATCTGCGCTACAGGGCCATTTCTAACCGTGTAATCGTTAGGCAGACGGATGCGGAGGCTCTGACCGATTTTCGCGCCGGTCACAGCAAACTGGTCATCATACTGCGTATCGATGTGCTGCAGGAAGGAGTTGGTGTTTACCCAGAGGCGCACGGCCTCACGGGTAATCATGTTAATTGTTAAAATTGTATTTGACATCTCTAAGTCCTCTGGGTTACGCGCTCACGGCGCAGTGGTATTGTCAAAATACAAAGGGAGTCCTTTGTTCATCTGACGGAGCCTGCGACCGTCTCTTGACAGGCAACCCAGATCGCTTACCCTGCGATCAGCAAGGGGAGGACGTTTAAGGTGTCCTCGCCTACCTTTTGCGACGAGCCATAGCTTGCTCATTGCGAAGTCTTGCCCATTCTTCCATTGAAATGTTCGGGTCGTCAAGTGTTGCCAGGGCACTTCCAATCCCTTGAACCTTCGGAGAAATCGGGGGCGGAGCGGATGTCACTCTTTTCGGTGCGGTGACTGCTGATGCGAGTTTAGCAACTGCCACAGCCTGTCTGGCGGTTGGCAAGAGTGCAATTCGGGCAGCTTCGTCAGGATTTTTAGCCAGATGGTAGAGGACTTCGTGTGGGTTTCCAGTTTCAATCGCTGCTTCCGTGAGCGAAGTCGGAATTCCACCAAGGATCTGAGCCATGTTGTTAAGCTGCGGAGCCCAATCGCCATATTTAGCCAGCCCTTCATTCCAGATTTTATCAGTCGTGGATTTCCACTCGTTTTGTTTTGCCAGTTCTTGCGCCTGACGGTAAATTTCCATCTGGACTTGGCGGGGGTCAACACCACCAGCAGACTGTGGGGCATCATAATACTGCTGCTGCGGGGCTTCCATGGCTTGGAGGCGCTCTTCAAGTTCGCGCTTTTGGCGGGTCAACTGGCCAATGCGATCTAAAAGGCCCTGCGGCGGTTTGTTTTCAGTCTCGAGTGTGACAGGTGCCTCTGGCGGTGCTTCTTGCGGGGCCTCAACTGCAGCCTCTACAACTGGTGCAGCTACTGGCGCTTCGACAGGAGCAGCCCCCGCCTCGCCCTCGGCCTGACGGTTTATGGTGTTGTAAAATGTTTTCATGTTAGGCTCCTTTACCTTTCTTCATTTGTAAGACGCCCTCACGCCCTCGACGTAACGTCGCATCCTTGACTAAAGCATCATGGATCTCATCTTTTAACACATCATCCATATTTGTTGTAAGTAATTGTGCAAGTGTAGCTCTTGCTGCGTCCAGATAAAGCGGCCAGCAAGACGAAACATAAGTTTTAAGATCGCGGTGTTCTGCATAAAATTCGTTGCTTCTTGAGGCCCAGCTTTCGTAGACCTCCTCTGCCATCTTCTTCGCGGTTTCCGCGACCATCTTATGCGCATGTGCCCCTTTACCGGGGAGTTTAACTAACGGCTCTCTCATCTTGGCTCCAATGGTAACAACACATTCACATCACGCTCGCTATACGGGGTAACATAGTAATTCCGTAAACGAGTTCCCTCTGGTGATTGTTCGTAATAAGCTCCTTGCGAAAACGGCTTCGTCCCGGCAAACATGCTACCCCAACCTTGCATGTTCGGCATTGTTGTTTCTTGTGAAAATTGCTCGTAAGGAACAAACCGGCTTACGTCAGGAATGCGCTCATTCTGGAAGCCTGTCAATGGATTAGTCGAAAACCCTCCGATATAATCGGCTCTTTTTTGTAAATAATCTTCCCGCAAGGCATTCAATTCAGACGGGGAGAAATTATGTTGAGTGATCTGGTTTTCATTTCCAAAATACGAGCCAATTTGCGCCCGCATTGCTGACGGATAAAGGTTCGACGCACGTTCACGTAGAGTCTGCCGTTGATAACCCTCATTCACCTGCCGCTGTTCTTCTGGGGTAAACGTGTAAGGCATTCCCTCAAACGAAAAATATTCGACAGGCCGTCTTGGGGGCAGCGGAATGCCCCCTTGAGGTGGAGGATTGTAGAACTCATCCGACAGATATTCCGCTATCGCGTTTCTATCGATTGGCTCGTAGTTGTATTTAATCTCCCCCGCCATCTCACCCTCATCATCTATTTTGTTCGTAGTATTGCTGGGTTTTGCGACCGCGTTCTGCTTCGTCCTGCCCAAACAATTTGTCGAACATTTGAGTGATTTTGTAGTTTAAGTTGCCTTCCCATTCATCTGCCGGAGCAACCTCTGCAGGACGTTTGGTTGGCATAGGCGCGGTCTTACCACCCTTACCACCTTTAGCCTTTTGTCCCGCTGCCCCGCCCATTGGCTCAGCCATCTCTGATCCTACAGGACGTTGTTGCGGGCGACCGTAAACATCTATCGGCGGAAGTTGTTGCGCTCCTCTTGCCGTTGGTGTAGCCATAGCACCGCCAACATCCCGAACAGCAGGAGCGCCACCATCGCGTCCGTAATAAGCTGCCATAAAGGGCAGACCCACACCTGCAGCACCTGCCGCAATTTTACCAAAAGGAATTCCGCCGGAACGTAGCGCATTTGCAGCCTCCCCATAAGGGATCATCGCGGTTCCTTGTTGCGGGCCGGAAAGGACATTCCCGGTCACATCACGAAACTCACCATACGCTCCATTTGGTGCTTGATATTCGCCACGCGCAAATGTCGGCAGGCCCCCACGAACGGCAGGAACACCGCCTTGCTGTGCCATTGGCATTGAGCCTTGACGAAGTGCAACACCCTGCCCCATTTCTTCTGGGGTGTAATCGAGTTCTACCGCCCCCGGACCTGTTCGTCTGCCAGGAACGTAAGGGCCGTATTCACCCTTACCTTGGTTCCTGTAATAAGCAGCCATTGTATTTTCATCAAAGCGAGAACGAGGTCGATCAATGAAAGGGCCCGGACCTGCAGGACCTTCATAATCATAAGCCGCAGGTGCAGGACTTGGCATCCCACGACGCTGCGCCATCACAGCATTTGCCTCAAACGCATTTCTGCTTGTAGGCAAAGGACCTTGTTCAATGGCCAAGAAATCCTCTGGTCTAAACGCTTGTGGTCTGCCCGGAGCCCTTGAGCCTGCCGCCCCGCGCCGATAGGCCTCCATCATATTCGCATCAAACGAGCCTCTTGGGGCCGCTGCGACTGGCTCGTAACTTAATGCAGGAGCGCCAGCGCCACCGATAGCGCGAGGACCACCAGCTGCTCCGGCTTCACGTCCTGCAATTTGTGTAAATGCTGAACGACCGGGACGCGCTGCATAGAACGACGCCACATCTGTCGGAAACGCTTCGGAGCCATAAAGTCTTCCTCTCGCAAATTCTTCGGGATATTGCTCACGCAGCATCTGTTCGTAACCGAGGGAACCTAATTCCTCTCGCGTAGCCTGCCCGAAAGGCGCACCGCCCATCGAGTTCTCAACCATCTCTCTACCAATACCACGGATAAGAGCCGCAAGCCATGACTGCCCCGGCACCACATTGCGTTCACCCGCAGCTACCGCTTCTTCCTGTTGTGTGCGCTTCGGTGCCATTTAACCTCTCCGTGTAATCCGTGCTATCGTCCCCGGCATTTCCGGGTGCGGGCCGTAAACGTGACCATCTGGGCCTCTAAAAGCCCCTTCCGGCATTTCATGATCCTCAAGGGGAGCAGGCATTTGTTGATCGCGCTCTGAGGCATATTCCGCCCCCGGAGTTGACCCTTGCTCCTTGTGACCTTCGTATGTATCGCTGATCGGAACGTCTTCGCTTTCCCGAACAACATCGTCTTGCAATTTTGCCAATTGTAGCGCAGAAAGCCCTTGCTTGCCAACCACATCGATACGTTTTGTGATCGCGTCGTAGACATCGACTTCGCGCTTTTCGAGACGTGCTTGCGTCTTGCCTTTTTCCTTCGCCAACTCGTCCATCGTAGCCTTGAGCGCATCCTGCAATTGCTGCACTTGCATTCCAAGCATTTGCTCGTTTTGCGTCGGACCCTGACCAAGCGCCTGCGGCGGGACCATGCGCTTCAGTCTCTCGGCTGCTTCCTCTGCCATCGGGAAGTCGCCAGCTCTAAACATGATGTCACCGATGATATTGGTGAGCGCTGGGGACTGCGTGAGGATGAGGGTAAGTGCGTTAAACGCCTCCTCACGGCGTGTCGCATATCCCGGCCCGACATCTGCCTGCACTTCATACTGCCCGATAGCAGGGTTCAAAAGTCTTGTAATGACCTCATTATTTTCATTCAACTCAAGCATGTGAGCCTGTTTGAGTTGTGGATCGAGCTTGACCTCTAAACTTTCACCATTCTCAGCCAAGATCATCACGATCCTGTTTGTGTCGTAAAGTTTCGGCACCAGATCCAGAATGATCTTGCCCACCTGCCGGATCGCAATCGCAAGGTTATCAATGAAATGGTAAGTAGCACGATCACCTTGACGCTGACGTTCAGCAATCGCCTTTCCAGTTCGTTCATTCCCTTGTTGCCCCATCTGATTTTCGTATTGCCCGGAAACCATCTGCATTTCCATTGCAGCGACTTCCATTCCCTTCAAGGCAACAGGCGAAGGAACGGGGGGCTCAACTCTTGCGGGAGGAGGCAAAGGTTTGCCATCATCACCAACAGATTTATACGGCAAATAAGCGTGGTTCTGACGGTTTGCGGTCGCCCAGTATTCTTCAAAGCCCTCGACCGTTTCAACACCCACAATCCAAGGAGTCTTTGACTGCAAGGCACCATACTCAACTGCACTCGAAGCCCAGTAGTTATACATCCTCTGCGGATCTTTCATGGCCCGTGTGTGGCCTTTACGATCCATTCTTCCTTCAATAATGATTTCTTCCCCAACCACTGGAATGATCGGGATGGTCTTTCCAATCCACTCTTTTTCCTCAGACTCAACAATATGAGTCCCGATGATAAAGTGGTAATGGATAACTCGCTTTTGAACGCTGCGCTTTCTTGTCATTGGGTCAATAAAAACTGCGCTTTTTGGATCGACCTTGCGCAAATCTGACGCAAGAATTGTAGCCGGTTGTCCGTCCGGGCCGTCAAACATCAGCAATTCATCTTCAACATCTTCAGCTTCAAAATATTCCGCGACCCTCACATGGTCATCATCTCGCCAGCCACGATCACCAACAAGACCTTCCGTCCCCATATACTTCACATACTGCGGATATTTCTTCTCAAAAACGTCTTTCGGCATGTCCTCGAAAATGAAAGCAAATCTCATGTCTTCTTTTGCCGGAGCCCTTGCATCCGGGTCGATGTAGACCGTCATCGGATCTGGAATTGACGTGATGTAAATGTCTTGGTCGAAACTATCTTCAGACACATAGTCTGTAATCACACGCAAAAATCCAAGCCCCGCAGTGACTTGAAAAGTGGTCGCAACATCATAATGGGCCGGGGCGTTTGACTGATACTCAATATGCCGTGCAATTCCGTCCCAAATTCTTGCAGCCTCTGCGGTCGCACCATTTCCCGCAGCTCGATACTTAATCCCCGGCTTATTCATCTTGGCATCATTAATAATGTTCAAGTTATGCTGACGGGTCTTATTAATCGTAAGCGCGGGGCGCTCGTCCCTTTGCCTGTCGTTCCACATCCTTGTCGGCCATTGGTATTTGTTGTCTGCGTCAGCATTAGCAAACTTCAAATCATCCAAAAACATGCGCCTTGCATAGCTCTCCCAATCCTCACAACGCCGAAAACGATCTTGCGCTCTTTTGAAGATTTTCTGAAACTTCTCGATGTTTTCGTTTGTAGGATTTGACATGTTTTATCCCAACCATCCAAGGCTTTCGCCAAATTGCTGCACTTTGCCCATCAGACCGTGTTTCTTCAAGGCACTTGTAACATGCCGATGTTTCGTTGTCTCGCCCCCTTGCGAGGCAATCGCCATATACCGAAAAGCGTCAGCTGCGTGTGATGACCAGTCATGCACAGGTTCTGACGACAAAACCTCCGTCACAGGGTTTTCTTCATAGTGATAATGGCGAAGAGCATGAAGAAGTTCTTTTTCACATCTTGCGGCATCAAACCAGCAAGTGGGGAATATGCTCCTTGCAGCGACAATGCCGTCGAATTTAGAAAGACGCGGGACAATTCTGACCCTAAATCCTGCGTCTCGCATTTGTTCTTCGATGGACTTTTTTGATCCGAGCGTTTTAGCTCTTGCATCGTGGGGCAACCAACACGTCCCGTATTCATAAAGTTCTCCTGTGCCCGACCGGCGTGTGCGCAGCACATGAATGTAATGGTCAAGGCCTTTCAGACGGTTTTGGTAATAATCCACGACCCGTCTTTGCATTCCTACATATTGTTCAAAAATGATAGCTGTATGGTCACTCCTACCCAAGTCCCAATACAAATTGACAGCAGAAGAAGCATGATGTGGAACATGCGTGATCCGGCCTTCTTCCGCACAATCTCGAAGTTCTTCGGCATAAACCGCCCCTTCCAAAGTCTTTCTGCATTCCCCCTCCCAGACATGCAGATACGCATCGCGGTCCTTGGCCTTGAGATCGAGCATTTCCTGTTTAAGGACCCCCGGAAACCACGGGTTATCTCTCCACGAAATCTTTTGAACTATCGCATTTTTAGGAGGAGACAAAATAAACCGCTGATAAGTATCATCAGTTTCAAGTTCTGGATTGAACGAAGCCCAGATTTCAGAGCCCTCTTTACGGATCGTCGGAATGAGAACTTCCCACGAGTTTTTCGTGACCTTGTTCGCCTCCTCAACCCAGCATATGTCCACACCTTCATATGACTTAATCTTGGTGACATTGTTGCGTATCCCTTCAAAAGAGATCTCGCTCCCTGTCGATGGACAAAAAATCCTCGCCTGCTCGATTTGGTAAAATCCTGACAAACCTAAAAGGTCAATCTGGTCACTCAACACTTTATGCACCGAGTCTCGTATTGAATTCTGCAATTCACGGGCGCATAAAATTCGCAATTCCCGCTTTGCCGCCAAAATCACCAACGCCCGTGCAATTCCCCAGCTTTTTGCTCCACCTCGCCCGCCATAAAGCACCCGATACCTCACAGGCAGATCATTGACCTTTGGCCAGAACAAGCATTGGAGCTTTTCCGGCCATTCAACAACCTT